CATATCTCATCTCAATCGACGCACCACCAAATGTGCTTATAGCACTACCACCCACTCCTGTTATAATAGAAGCTAGCCCACTATCAGCAGGAGTAGCATCCAACTCAGCTTGGGCTAATGTGACATCATCAATTTGACCAGCTAATGATGCCGATGCTTCAAGTTGTTGAGTGCCAGATTCTAATTCTGTATCCAACCTTTGTAGTGGGTCTTTCATTGTTTCAGCAGAAAATCCTCTATTATACATTAGATTAGCTACTGTTGCTTTCCTTGCTCTAGTGGTTTTTTCTAGTTTCTTTTGTTTAGCCAATGTCTCCATTTCGCGTTGTTTAGTGCGGTACTCAGCCTCTTGACGTAGTAATTCCTTCATCTCCTCTGCCTTCTCTTCTTCAGCTTTTTTTGCTATATATGTGCCTACGGCAGATACACCAATGCCAATTACAGCAGTTACAACACCAAACCAATTCATAATATAAATCCCTTAATCCGGTTTACCGTGGAATTGTTGTACCCACCCAACTAAATGATAATCTTTATCATTATCATTGTGGAACTGGATTTGAAATACATGCCCACGACCTCGTACCTTGTGCTTGTAGTATACGTGATCATAACCGTCATCTCCACCACCAGCTAGTGACTTAGTATACCTAGTACCATGATATACCTGACGCATGGGGTCACGCTTGTAAACTTCTACTCCCGCTGAGTTAGTAACTTTATTACCACTACTATCTTCGACATCCTTCCAAAAGCCTGTATGACCAGGGGAATCGTTATCAACTGCAAAATCCCAAGCTGACCCCAGATAGCACCCTCCTGGTGTCAAATCTATTCCATCTGCGTCCAGAATACCACTTTCAGCCTTTTTGAAGACAACGTAAAGATATGTAAGGTTCTTATTGTGGAAGGCGTCACCCCCCGTTTGTACCCCACTATAGATGGGGCTATTATATGATATTGCGTATGTAGAACTTGAGTTCCAATCTTTAATACTTTTTGTATTGAAGGAACCAAAAGCACCCTTTAATGTTACAACATCTCCTGCTGTTTCTGTTCTTTGTAACGCCAGAATCATTATTACATCTTTAGGATCAGGAGTACCCCCTGCTACTACTAGGGTTCCAATAGAGTTAGTAACTGAAGTGTTATTACCTAAAACTGTTTCATCTATTGGTGGAACGTCAGGAGCTATAAATGGACAGGCTATATAAGGTAGTTCTATTTTTGCCCCATCATTATATTCATATGTAAAGAAGGCTCCTTTGACAGTCCTTCGGAGTTTCTGCTGCTGTTCTGTAGGAAGTATTTCATCTTGAAATCTAGTATCTATGATAAGAACATCTTTAGAATACCCAGGCTGCTCTAAACTATTAAATGCATTATCCCAGGCGGTAGCTAGTTTATTATGGAAGTAATACACCCTGCGTTCCGAAGGATTATAAACGGCTCTAGCAGATGCTTTAGATGCTTTAGGTATAGATGTGTACAGGGTTTCTATTCTATTCTCTGATAAACTTTTAAAGGTGGCTTGACCAGACGTAGTGACGAAGATATTAGTCTGTATAGTAGATCGCCATATAGTATCCTGACCAAATACAAGAAACTCGTCATCAATAGCCACCATATTTGAAGGGCCGTCTATCCCGTCTTCTAGGACAAGGTATGAGGCAAAGTTAGTAGCTTTAAATACTCCGTCAGGCCCGTTTATTTGCCATATACCTGTATTAGACCCTACGAACATATTAGAGCCTAATGTTAGCAGTCTTTTGATAAGTCCTGCCCCTTGTACCGACATTACCCCGCCATCGTCATCCACAATAGCAGAATCACTAGCGTCAAAAGGATCGGCGAATTGATGGAACTTTTCAAGGTCTTTATCATTGACAACAACTTGTGAAAAGTATACATTATTAGGATACTTAGGATCACCAGCATACCAAGCCCTTCCTGCAAAAAACTCCACAGTCATTGGGAATGTGTCGCTGCTTGTTACTGAGGTATTCTTATCATACCTTATTACCATAGAAGTTGTGTAGGATGTAGTATTAGCCCAAGCAGAAGTACCAGTAGGCACAGCTCCGTCATTTAATATCCAATATTTTTCCCAATCTGTACCTGTTCCAGGTCTGTTATCTGATGTGGCTGATGTATGTGCTAGTATGCAGTCATAATGTTTGCTAGAGTAGCTGACCCTCGTATTTATAACACTGGCATCGGGATCACGTATAATAACATTAAGATATACAACTTCTAAACTTGTATTATCTGACGAAGCTACTTGTAGATAGCCGGGATGTATATGTTTACCAGCAAAGAACAATCTATTACCAGATTGTGCGAATTGCATATTAACAAATTTCTGTTGGGCATCAGAGTGTACAATACCATCAACAGTTCTTGTAATAGTCTGGGTAGGGCTATCTATATTCCGTAACGCTGCACTAGTTACATCGAACACCCAAAACTCATTATTAACGTCAGCCACAATTTTCTTAACAATATCTCCATTTGGAGCAGTTAAGGTGACATAAGCTATTGCGGGGGATTCCTGTTTTAATTCGTCTACTACTGTACTTGTACGAATTGTTTGTAGGAACCCCCCTGCATCTGACGAACCTAGAAAGTCTACTCCTCTGCGCCTACGTACTGACCCATTTTGGAATAATTCAACATTATTACTACCACTCATCATTTCTGATGGTAACACATTTAAGCCAGAAGCTTCTGTGTTTAACCCGTCTGTAAATCCAGAAACAGGGAGTTGTAGTTTACGGGTTGACATCTTTCTTAGGTCTACCTACTGGCTTCTTGGGTTGAGACATTTTACTAAGATAGTCATATAAGTGCTTTTCTGCTAGTTTACGATGTGTAAAAGTTCCACTGAGTACCCTACCGTTATCTGATTTTATTTCGTACATCATCCTATCTGCGTTGTGAATAATGTGCCAACCAGAGGTATTAGGGAAATCATTTAGGTCAATTGTCTGAACCATTATGGAATAATCCTTTGCGTCCTGTTAAAAGTGTTTCGCATAGAACGTCTTGGAATAATGTTATGCCTAACATCTGGTGGCTTATCCACTAGTATAATATTCCGAGACAAGGCAGCTACAGCGTTATCTGCCTCTCGTTTTTCAGCAGCATATCCTTGAGTATCCCCTTTTATCTCAAGTATTGCTTTAGCTATACATTTTTGTGATAATGCTGGAAATGCCTGTGATGGTATATCAAAGTATTCTGCATCAGCATTTAGTCTTGATGTGGGTTGGGTATATACAATAACATCGGTACTTGCTTTTAATAGACCGGAAGCATTTGGGTATGAATCAAATACTAGTGTGTAATCGTCAAAGCTAGTAAAATACTGTGGATTTCTGTCGCTATATACTTTGACATTATTTGACTCTACAATATTACTTTCCGAGGTAAGTCTGGTTATTGTGTACGCTAAGAACCTGTCGGGCTCCATCCAATAAACTCTGCTATCGCTGTAGTATATCGTATTAGGATCGACAGCTACGGCATTACTAGCTAGTGTCATTTCATTCTTAATTGAGGTAACTTCTAATTTAGAAAATGCCCTTGTGTGCCGCCAGCGAAATTTAGAGATTAATTTTTCAAATTCTCTATTAGCAATATTAACGCACATACCAGCATCCTCTGTTTCCCCCACTGAGGATACGTTCTCAGAGTCGGTAGCTACCAGCATGTCTTGTACTAATTCTAATAGGGTTAATTTCATAACCTACCTCAAGACGGTGTTATTTCTATGGTAAATGTACCTATTGATGTGTTAGTAGAACCACCATCAGTGGTTAGTGTAATAGCTTGTCCTACGGTAACGGTATGGTTAGCGGTAGGAGTACAGTTGTCTATTGCAGCTATTGCGCTACCGTTAGCGATAGTAATAGCTCCATTAGTTAAAGCCGTTGAGCCTAGCTTAGATGTTATAACAGCATCACCGCCTGTGATCGCTGCACTAATTACACTGTATATCTTAGTGATAGTACCCGCAATAGGTGTAGCTACATAACAACTACTTGCTACGCTGATATTTGCTAATTGTACGGTGAGTACACATCTATTGTGGTGTGCAGTCCAGGCTCCGCTACCAGAGCCGTTAGCTATATATACTTGACCAGTGCTTGCCGAAGATGCACCTTTCGGCTCATGCAAATCTGATCCCGTAAGGGTTGAATGTTCGACAGACATAGGTTTTAATCTCCTTATAGATGGGAGAGGAGGAATTACCCCCCTCTCCCGATTATAGTTTAGTCGTCGTCAGAACCTTCGGAACCGTAGGAAACTACGATTTCAATGGTTGCTTGAACAGCAGTACCGTCACGATCAGCAGTAACTTGGATGACATCACCCTTGTTAAAGTTTTTCGCTGTGGTGTTTACCATCTCAGCAAAGGCGTTAGCTGCAACAGCCGTGTCCTTGTCGGTAGCTTTAGCAGCTTCCGTACCAGAACCAAAGCCGAAGTAGCCAACTACTTCACTAGAATTGTCCGTATTGATAAAGGACAGTTCCCAACCATGGGAGCCATCACAAGCCTGTGCGCCGTTCTCATAGCGAATAGACTCGATCTTACCTTTATCTTCAGCAGCAAATTCCCACACAAAATCTGCGGAAGCAGTTGCTTTATCCGCAACACGGTAGACAACTACCCCATCGCGCATACGGTTAGTTACAGATGGAACAGTTGCCCACGTAATTGCGGTGGGAATCTGAGTGCTTGCGAGATACTCGCCCGAACCACTTGACTGTGCTGAACCAGCAGGAGTACGTGCTTGTGCCATTATATCCTCCTATCAGTCTGTAATGACGCAAACAAGGGACTCTGGACGGTACAGCTTAATGCCGTAACGCATAGTCACATGGTATACGTCAGAACGAGTGTTGTTGTCGTACCATGCATCCATATCAGGCATGGCTCTCATTGCTCCAATGAAGGCTTCTTCACCCATGAACATATTGGCTACACCAGAGCTAGCCGTTAAAGCTCCAGCACTGGGGGCAGTTGCCGTAATGTTATCCGTAAGGCCCGAATCTAGGAAAAGGGACTCAAAGAGATCAAAACCAGCAAAACGACCTACGTAAGCCGTTCCATTCATACCTTCACGAATATGGGCGTTAGAACCATATACGTCCTGCTGGATCACATTACTGATCTGTTGCAGTTGGTACGTTACGTCTGGGTCTACAAAGGCACGACGGTTGCCGCGCATTACCTTCGCTTTGTCGAGAGCAAGTTTTGCTTTCTGAACATCAGCAAGAGTAATAACACGAGCCGTTCCAGTACCAACATAGCGATGGTTTACGCCATTAATGGTATTTGGATCACCAGAAGTTTGGCCTGATTGAAGGTTAGCAATGTCCGACTCCTTTTGCTCAAGCAGAGCGCGAGTTAGCTTCTGGACAAAGTTGCTTTCGGCAACGCTAACGTAGAAGCTATCATGACGGAACTTCTCAGGAATTTTGAAGCCCGACTGATAGTACTTATCAATCGTTAGTGTGAAGTTGCCTGTGGTGGGATCATCCAAAGTGACTTGCGCCCCTTCAGAATAATTCCGCACTGTCATTTCTGACAGCGTAGGGATGTTTAGCGTGTCGCCATCTGGGAACTCAGTAATCCAACGGACATGAGAATCCAGCATTAGCTCCTCTTGCAAAACATCCTTAACCTCATTAGCCCATACATTTGTGCGGACTAAATGAGAGTTATTAGATGTATCAAGTGCCATCTATTTCCTCCTATTATTTTGCAAAGAAGTCAACACCTCTTTCCGCTGCTTTATTTGCTGCTGCTTCTATTTGTTGACGAAATTGTGGACTACTATAAAGTTTAGGGTTTTCTTTCCTAATTTCCCTACACTTTGCCCAAGTTAGTTCGCCATCAAAAGCAACAGGTGGTGCAGCAGAGGTATCGACACCGGGAGTATTGCTCTGCGGTGCTTGATCCACAGGTACAATACCAGTGATGAATTTAACCATAGAATCTGGGCTGGTCATGCTCAAATCATCAATGACACGTTTAACGTTGTCATCTCCGTTTATGGCTTTTGTAACGGCTACCTTTACGTTAGCATCGGAGCCGTACAATCCTCGGAGTTTATCCATTGAGGTTCCCACATTACTTTTTAATGTAGCAGCCCTCTCTCTTTTGGAAAACTCCTCACCAACGATCTTCGCAACATCGTCCGTTTGAATACGAGGTTCAACCGTAGCTTGTGGTGCGGCAGGGGTTTCTTCACTCTCTTCGGTATTGGAACTACGAATTTCGTCAAGAACTTCGTTAAGAAGTTCCTTACCACCTTTGTATTCATCTAGGTCAGACTTCAACTCGTCAATATGCATATTGGCGTGGTGGTATGCTTTAGCTAAATCATTTGCAGATTTATACTTTTTATCTTCTCCGACCAAGTTATCTATAAAATCTTCATGTACTTGTTCGGTGGCAGCTTCTTGGTTCGGGGAGTCTCCCTCTACCGTTTCTAACGCATCGGTCAATGCTTCAGCCATTTTCTATTCCTTTCAATATATCTAAAAGTTTACGTGCTAGGTGAGCCTTGCCGTCAGCAAACGCTCTTTCTTCCCTATATCCATCAGTAAAGATATTGTCTATATATTCACTGAGGAGTACTTCGGACAGGAAATGTATTAGTTGGGGGCTACCTTTAGCCTGAGCTAAAACTGTTTCTCTATCCTTCCTCTTGGGCAAAAGTCTCTGTACCAGTACCGGACTGATCCCCAACTCCGATTGACTCTCCCTGACCCTCTTCTTGGATACTCTCAGCCTCCTCTTGAGCAATAGCTTGAAGTCTGACGTCTTCAATGACTCCTGCATATTCTTCAACTATCCCTTCATCTTCAATATTGAGTTTACGTTCCCAGAAGGCAGCTAGTTTACTCCCGTCCACATGCGCTCGTACTTTCGGGTCTTGTAGTGGCCCTTGCATGAACTGCTGCATTTCAAGAGTTTCACGATTTCTGCGAGTCCAGTGTCTAGCGCCTATAGCTACAAATTCACCTCTAGCTAGGGTGTTTTCCATAGCCAATGCTGTTAGCGCCTCTGCTTCCGTACCCTCGCCAAATACTTCCATATACTCTTCAATATCAAAATTAATGAGCATTAACTCAAATGTTTCTTTAAGCATGGTTTCAAGCATACGCTCAAATATACGTGCTTTATCAACAAACATCATTGTAGCATTTTGATCTAATTTACTGACTTCAAATGCTGTCTTCTCTCCGGGAGTACGAATACCTCTAGTTTCTGGTGGTGCGCCAGCCATTTCCTCCATCATACGATGGTAATTAGCTATTTGGTTATCTGCGTTTAAGGCAGTCGCATCTGGGGATAGCATACGCACATCACTGTCAATGCCGCCGTAATATACTGCCCCCGGTCTATACCCCTCTGTTGGCTCCATAACATCATCGCCTTTGACGAATATAACGGGTTGCGCTATTATATCGAATACATCAGCTTTTAGATTCTCTAAATGATCTATACGATATTGCATACCAACTAAGTTATCTAGCGGTCCTTGCGCCCAAGTGTTATCCGGGCGTATACGCCACCCACCGTGATGTATGCCGTCGAACCCCGAGGGAGCTTGGGTAGGTTCGTTACGGATTACATGCGCCTTATCCATAACGTACACAACTCTGTTACGCTGAGTCTCTCCTGTGGTGGGGTTAAATATATCACCACGATATATGAGTACTTCAGCCATATCCTGCTTAAAGTACTGATCAAACCCACCGTAGCCATCCATATTGATGCCACGATTTTTTACCACCTCAACCCAATCATCTATCCCCTCTGGGTGCCTAGAGTCTATGGCCTTATTAATGATTGACTCTTTAAACCCAGAGTTTGGGTACGTAATAGGAAATTCTTTAATATCAGATATATGAAATAGTTTCTTTTCTATCTTGATACTTCTTTTAAAATCTTCCCTTGGGTTGAAAACGATATTCATGGGCGATACGCGATTCCATGATGGTCCCTTGTACCTTACTCGCCCTTGATTGTCCCTTTCAATAACATAATCAACCGTAACAAAGCAGTTACCATAATCAACATAATCATTGATTAGCTGTCTACCTGTAGTTTCACGGAATTTACGCTGTTCAAGTTTTACCCGCACCCACTTTTCCATAGCTGTGGCAACAGCATTATTTACTGACCGGGGTGGGGGAAACTTAAAGAAATCAGGCATAGATAGAGATGCCTCAAAATACTGGCTTTTGAGTGTATCCGCTATCTGCGTGAGCTTGGGTTGGTGAGTTCTATTTTTATGGGGTAGGTCGGCAGCACTGGTGGCATCTATGTCTGTGGCATAGGTAAACTTACGTGCTTCCTCATTCAGTGTAATAGCGTTACGTCTTTCAGTGTTGTATCTAGTCCATAACTCTGATATACGTACTGCTACGTCATCGACATCATCAAGAGTAAGAACGTAGCCTCCGCTTTTAGCTTTGCTCATGCTGCTACGCCCCCAAACCTACTGTGAAACTGTAGTACATTATTAGAAGGCTTATTCCTTCTTTGTAGTGGTTTTACCATCAGATCAATACACATCGCCCATGAATCTTTCGTGTCATCATGTAGTGGGTTTACTGATACAAGTTCATCTTCTAAAACTTGACAATTACCCCCACGATAATGGTATATAGCTCCTGATTGGTAAAGAGGTTCCAGTATACCATTTACCCTCGCAAATTTACCTTCAGTGTTAGGTGGGATATAAAGATCAATGGGGATGCGTATTCCCATCTCGGTTAGTCTATCTGCCAAATCTTGTGCAACGAGTCTAAATCCCGATACGGCTTCAATCCGTAATTTTTTAAACATATATCTTTCGTATGAGTTGCGTAAACGAGCCAGTATCTCAGATGTTTTTGAAGACTTAAACCTGTCAATATCCACAACGTAACGATTTCCGTCCTCGTCAATCGCACCGACTGTAATAACAGTATAATCAGCCGAATCCTTTGTTGATGCAGCCATGTCAACAGCAGCATACATCCAAACAGGTCGTCCTTGTATCGTCCAAAGCCCCGTAACATACTCTACTTCTTCTTTCTTATAATATTTAAATAAATCCCGGCTTATTGGGGCTGTAGATTTATCATTCGGATCGTTATAGTACTGTGCAAAAAATTGTGTTATTTCGCCGGTAGCTTCGTATACTGCTCTTTTCTTGGCTAACACTGTGGGATTAAACCCGAAGTACTTACCATCTTTCCTCTGTTGGCGAGGCCAGAGGAACTCCCCATCTTCTTCCACATTGTTCATCATAACTGTAAACATGGATACTTCAGTTACAGTTATTTCACCTTCTTCATCTTCTTTTGGGTCATCATATGCCATATCCATCATAATCTGGTAGGCATCTTTAGGGTGGTATCTTGTTCCAACAACAAACATAGAGCTATCTGCACTCATAATAGATGCTGCTTGTGCTGCCCATGAATTAACGTCCCTACGCCCAGTTTCGGTATTATTTTCTGGTACTACAACATCATCCAGAATTAATCTTTTACAGTGCTTACCAGTAATTGTCTTTTCCAATCCACAAGTCATAAGAGTTGAATCAACCACACCTTCAGTTTTTCTATATGGGTGATCTACTACTATGTATGTCTTATTCCAAGCTTCTCTTTTTCCTTCCTCTGGGATTATGAGTTCCGGGAAGTACCGCCTAGTTATCTTGTTATCTAGGATTGTTTTTATGAACCTAAGCTGTTCTTCAGCTTTTTCAGCAGTTGCGGAAGCATAAATAATGGTAGTGGAAGGATCACGTACTATTTCCCAAGCTGCATAAAAAGCAGCATAACGAGACTTGCCGTGATCCCTAGGCCAGAGTAAAAGACGATTTTCATCTTGGTACTCTTGCGCCCAGTAACACATTTCCACATGACAGTGAGCCATGAGTTGATACGGGGCAACAAGCTTAATAAATGCTTCCAGATTATTGACAGCAGCCGATCTAACTTCCTGCTGAATTTTACTAAGGCCTTTGTTGCTGTAGAGCAAATTAGCATCTATCCACCTCATTTTTGTGGGAACGCAGTATTACTCCAGCCCTTCTTTTTACGCTCTTTCTGTTTTTGTAGGGCTGCTACTGGGTGTTTAGAGGTATGTTTGGCGTGAGGGGCGACCTCCATAGTCAGTCTCCCTTCCGAATCAGTTGTTTGATGCCCTGGAGTTACTGGAGCGCCAAAGAGATTTGATAAAGCCTGGGAAAATGCATCTGGCTTTTCAAGCTTACTTCCCGCCCAATCTCTATATGCATTTAAAGACTCTCTGTTATCTCTTTCCATTGGGCCACTAGGCTCATACGGCTTAGCCCCCGAGGTCATTTGATTTGCGCGCATATGAGGTTGGTCCGGTCCTGTCGGTCCTGTTAGTCCTGTCGGTATTGACCTTTTCTTACCACCATTAGGTCGTAATTGTTTAGGTGCTACAGCAGCTTTATCTGACCAAGTAGGATCATCAGGCATACCGGGAATACCACGTTGAACTACTACTGGCTGTCCACGTTGGTTCTTTCTTGTCATCTTCTTGCCGCCACCACCCTCTGGAATGGCTTTTTCTAAAAGCCAGCCCGCACCCATAGATGCGGCAAATGTAGCAAGCTTTGCGGGCCACGGCATAGGTACTTTTTGGGCGGCTGAACCTATACCCTTAACTACTGATAAGGCTCTGGTTTTCGCTGGTACTAATGCCGTACCAGTTTTAGGTTTTCCCGGAACTAGCGCCTTACTTTGTGGTGGGGTATAAGGCACCTTTTTACTTTGTGCATGTTTTTGTACACCAGATGCTACACCCCTAAGACGGGCTTCTTTAGCCGCACCTTGTAGTTGTTTGACAATCTTTCCCCGTTTAGTACGCACATCTGAGGCTGGAGCCGGGGCATTTTGTGCCTTAACCCTTGCTCTCTTTTCTTCTACTACTTGTTTAGCAGCACCAGATAACTTACGTTTTCTCTTTTTCGGTGGCTCAGACACCTTTACAGGTTCCTCTAATGGACTTCTACCTGTAGTTTTTCTAGCTTGATTTAGTATGTCTCTCATTCTTTTTCTAGGGTCGCGTTCCATTTAATTAGCCTCCACTAATTTTAAGCTAACTACGTCAGCTACTCTTGCTATATCATCTTCAACTTCATCGTCAATACTAGCTTGAATCTTAGCTTGACGTTGTACTTCAGCTTTACTGGGTGCGCCTACTTTACGCGGCTTATACCTACCTTCTGCGATCCACTTGGCTGCTGCTGTACCTTTCGGGTCTAGTGCCTGTTCACACATATTCCCAATAGCTTCAGAACGTAGTTTAATTTCTACTTCAGCAAGCCACTCGATAAGGATAACATCCCTAAATTCTTTCCATTCTTTTTTGAACCTCTGCCACTCAGCCCAAGAACCTACAAGGTCAATAGCAGCGCGATATTCAGTAGGGTCAGAGATAGAAACAAAACGGTCACGCCATTCCTCCAAATCTTCTTTTCCATTTATATTGTACTGCTTAAACTGCTTACGAGTGGGTCTGCGTGATGGGTTCGCCATACTTAGTATCCACCACCTGTCCTGCCTTGCCTACGCCATCCACGCGTTTGTGATCTAGTTGCACCACCACCACCAGACCCAGAGCTATCTGCAAACTTAGTCTTACGTGCAGTTACTCTCGGATTTAGGCGTTGCTGCCGAGGCCTAGTGGGGCCGCCGGGTTCAGCTTCAATGTCTTGTGTAGGTAATCCGGGCTGTAGGCCTTTGTCGCTCATAAGGCCAAGTGCGTTAAGTGTGCTAAAAACTCCACCAAAGGGGACTACGTGTGATATTGCCGCACCTATTTTTTCTTCAGTGGATGACCACCTACTAAATGGGTTTCCTGCAATACTAAATGCCATATCAGCAGGTAGTCCTTTTCTAGCGGCAGTAGGGTTTTCTATATTATTAATGTTTGCAGCAAAGCCAGCTTGATTAAATTCACCGAATCTATCTCTATCAGCCGCATGAGGTGACTTCATACCAAAGATATCCCCAAAGATATTGTCAGCGTCTTGGGGCGTAGCAGCCGTTGGGTCGCCTTGTTGTTGTGAGGCTTGCATATTACCTACTGTAGTAGCCGCTTTTTGGGATAAAGCTTGTTGCTGGTTTATAGCACGAGTACCGGTTACCGCACCTGACAATGGCCCCTGCATTGGCCCCCATGCGATAGGGCCGCGAGGGGCACTGTACCCTTTACCGGCAGGCTCAAATGTGTCTACGCCACTAAGAGTAGATTTCTTCCCCCCCATAGCACCTGCGGTTTTGTTACCAGCCGCAGTTGTATTATTTAGGGCTGACGCTGCGTTAAACCCTGCCTCAAAGGTACTATACTGTTGAGAAGTAGCTTCATCTTGCTCAGTATCTCCCCCGGCAGTACCAGGGTCCATATCCCCTGCACCTAACCCTTCGTCTTCTGCATCACTACCATACGCCATTATCCTTTCCCCTTATGGTTTTTGTTGTTATCTCTACTACGATTCTTCTTGTGTGAGATGATCCGAGTACCGCCCTTATGGTGGTCTACTTCTGGTTTACGTCCGGGATTTCCTGCTCCACCGGGAGTCTTTGTAACTTTTCCCTCTTTAACGGCTTTTCTTCGTGCTTTATTCCGAGCCACTCTCTTCTTCTTCTGGTGAGGCTTTTGATTTTTCTTGCGTTGCCTAATAGTCTCCTTGGACGCATTTTTCTTGTACTCACCCCTTTTAGCCATTACTCTACGCCTAGGGTGACCTTATTTTGTCCCGAAACTCTCTTTTTTAATTTTTTAATCTTATTAGAGGTTTTTAACCAATCACCTGTTTGAAGGCTAAAATTAAGATCACCTCCTGTTTCTTTTGAACCATATGTGGAGGGGCTTGTGGCCCATCTTACTTGTGCTGCTGCTTTCTCCATATTATCCCATGCAGCACCCTTTAGCGTATTCCTTTTTGCGTCATATCCTAATATATCAGGATCGTACCCTTTCATGAGTGATAGTGCTGCTCCACCTCCCATATTAACAATAGTCCTGCCTACCATTTCTGCTGATGAACCTATTAACTTTCCAACTGGAATAGTATTATCTCCCAACTGACCAGCTTTAGGAAACGCCTTACTTTTTTCTTTTTTCTTAGCCATTACTCTACTCCTAAAGTAACCCTATTTACAGATGGATTCTTGTTCCATCCGTGGAACTCTTTCTTCTTCTTCTTCCGAGGGGTTACTTTGGTTTTAAGCGGCTTCACACCCTGGAACTTAGATGGGTCTTCTACCATTGTAGCTGCTTTTTGAGCATGTCTACGTCCTCTAGCTTCATCCTCGCCAACAAAATAATTTATTCCCTTATTAGCTGCATCTAGTGCAGCCGCTCTGGGGGAGTACTTACCTAATGGGCTAGACTTTCGCGTATGCTCTGCTTCTAAAGCTGCTGGAAATGCGCTATCAAATCCTTCTTTCGCAATGCCTTTTTTCTTTTTCCGGGGCATTTCACTCTCAGGGTTTCTGTCTGATAGTACGGCTCTAGCTTCTATCATATTTGCTTCGTTCCTGTCTAGAGGTATAATGCCACCAGAAACTTTCATTTCTTTATCTTTAGAGTAAAGAAGCTTCTCGGCGTACTTTCTGTCTAAATCACTCATAATACTCTCCTACTTCTTCTTCTTAGAAGCCTTCTTCTTGGAAGTCTTTTTCTTCTTAGGTGGCCTACCCACCTTACTTCCGTATGTTCCTTTCCCAGAAGGCATTACTGGATTGGTTCGTTAAAGGTTACACGTTGCAGATGAGAAGCATTAATATTCGTAGCTTGTTTAGCTACTGCATCCATCTTCAGTGCTTCCCAAGGAATAATCGTTCCATCTGGAAGTGCTATGTAATGTCCTTGATTATCCATTTTTATCTCCTATACTACTCGAAATCTTGCACAAGTTCTTTTTGATCTTTAATCGGTTCACAGTCGCATGTATCAGGATCGCACTTACAACCCTCACGACCACACTTTACGCAGATGGTAGGCTCATCATCAAACCCAAATCTATATGCACTCATCTCCATAGCCCTCACAACCGCTATACCGAACATCATATACTCTCATCTTTTTTAAGCTTTGGTTCTTCTAACCTGATCCATTCTTTTGCCATAATAGCATAATGGTCTTGGTCGAGTATCTTCCACACTTCGGTTTCTTCCCCCTTAGAGTCTGTGTATTTATGTACCCTCTTTTCTAGGGGAAGTATCCGGGGATATGTAAGTATGCCGCATTTACCTAGTTTTAAGAAGTGGGTGAATACTTCGCCCCCCTCTGTAGGAGAATGCTCGTCTGCTTTAGCTACCGCTAGTACGACCCTTTCTGAGATACAGGTGGCTTTTATTAGACCTACTAGTCTTGAATGGGCAGGGTGGGCGAATAGACATAACAAGCCTATAAGCGAGATAAGGAAGGGTGATCTTATTTGCTTCATGTTATTCGCCCTAGCCCTTTTACTTAATCTCAAATACTTTTGGCTTTAGCTCCTCTGGTAGTTCTTTCTCTAAGGATATCTTTAGGATACCATTGTCCATTACTACGGATGTTATCTCTACATGCTCTGCTAATGGAAACATTCTCTCAAACTTCCTTTTAGCTATACCATGCATCAGGTAATTAACTTCAGCCTTATTCCAATCCCCCGATACTTTTAATATGTTATTATCAAGGGATACATCTATGTCTTCTTTATTATATCCAGCTAGTGACATATGTATTTCAAACTTTCCTTCCGATACCTTAATCATATCCGTATGCGGAAATTTCTCCCTTGTGAGGGTTGTGAGCATATCGCCCCACATATAACCGTCTACAAGCAGATTAGGGATATTTACTCTATGCGATACTTGGTTCATATTGTCCTCCTTTAGCGACTATGGCTACAGCCTTTCGCACTGATAGCCTGTACTTATATATTATAGTGCAAATATGGCACCTTGTCAAGCCTTTTCTTATAAAAATATAAAAATAATTTACTTGACAAACCTGTGATCTGTGTGTATAATAGTATTATACGTACCGGGGTTAATGTATAGCCCATTCCCAAATCAACAATTTATTGCAGAAATTGACGAGTAGCCTCTCTCCTGTTGGTTGGAGCCCCTGGCACCCCCTTACCGGCCTTCGCCTCTAGCAATCTCTAGGGGTTTTTTTTATTTGTGGGGGTAATTCGAGGTAGGTCATTCAGCATACGCGCTGCTCCGAATAAATCCGAAATCGTCAGCCGGGCGGCGCGGAAATCAACAGCGAAATAAAAATAAATAGTTTGACATTCCCTCAAAAATCAGAGCGAACAATCACTAAATAATCTATTGACTTTCAGCCAATGTTGTCGGCGAGAATTCACATTTTGTTAACCCTGCAGTCGACTGCAGCACTGCGCGATATTGGCAGCACTGGTGCTTATTCTCTGACTTGCTATAATAGTAATTGGAAGTCAGGTCTGAGTTGGTTCGAACGAACCAGCCAAAGTAGACGAGGCCGCTGGAAAGGCCATCCGAAACCAGCACCATAAAAGACAAGTGCGCTATCCCTGCCGCGCATATTGTCTACGGTATCATAGGCAGGATCATGGCAAACTGTAAGCATACAGTTTGCAAACAATCGAAAGGAATACGTTATGTCGAATAAAAATTATGCAAAAGCAATGGAGAAGTCTCGTGAAGTAGAGGCCGTTGTTGACCAGTTCGAAGTAGGTGCTGAGCCTGCCGCTGGATTGGATTGGACGGGCACGAATACGAAAATTATTCGTGACGACTTCAAAGCCCTGCAGACCTTTATTGGCAAGACGTTACCCAAGGAAAAGAAATTGGTTGAAAATCTGACCAATTCTTTTTTCCACAATGTGATCCCAGTGTTGGTTAGATCAACCAATCAATTCAAGACCTTAGAGACCTAT